ATGTATACACTTACGTCCTGGATTCGGCACTGGATCGAGACTTACGCGCCTCTCCGGTGCTGCTCGCGGAAGACCATCGAGCGCTACGGCAGCCTTGCCAAGTACTTCGAAACGGGCCCGGATCCGCTCCGTCAGGTCGCCGAGACGAACCTCGTCAACCTCTCCCATATCGCACTGGAAGCCGGGCTGCTGGCGCTACAGAACTTCGGACAGCGTAAAAAACGGCTCTCCGCAAAGACGGTCCGGCTCCTCGGCGGCCTCATTTCGGCGTCCCTTCAAAAGGCTTGGCGTCTGGACCTAATTCAGACAAATCCTATGAGAAAGGTCGATCTTCCTCGGCTGGCGATCCGGGAAGCGCGCTTCCTGACGCTCGAAGAGATGCAGTCGCTCCGCCGCGTGTGCCGTGAGGACTGGACCTTCGCGTACGTCGAACTCGCCATGGCGACCGGGGCGCGCCGGGGCGAACTGCTCGCGCTCGAGTGGGCGGACCTGAACCGTCAGACGCGCGTTCTGACGATCTCGAAGTCGCTCGAGGAGACGAAGGCCGGCCTGCGCGTCAAAACTCCGAAGAGCGGGCGTTCGCGGCGGTGTACTCTGCCTCTGGTCGCGCTGGAGGCTTTGGACGTGCTCGCGCGGAGCGGAGCGCTGCTCTTCCCCGACCCCTGCGGAGGCCACCGGACTCCCGCCTACGTCTCCCAGATCGTGACGCGGCGGCTGCGCAAGGCGGGCATCCGGAACGCCAGCCTGCACACCCTCCGGCACAGCCACGCCTCGACGCTCCTCTCCCAGGGAGTGCCGTTGCCGGCGGTTTCGGTACGCCTGGGACACGCCAATCCGAGCATCACGGCGCGGATCTACGCCCACGCGATGCCGCCGGACGACGCACGGGCGGCGGACGCCTGGGATCTGCTGCTCCAGGCCGGATAAGCACCGCTAACCCCGCAAATCCACCACGGGTCGGACGATTTGCGCGGTTCGGGTAGACTGGTGCCATGGCCGGAAGACAGCGCGCTTTCCTCCCCTCGCCGAAAAGGCTCACGCCCTACCAGCTGGTGCATGAGAGGATGGTGGGCTTCGAGTTCCGCCAAATGCGGAGGAGGGAGAAGCGCCTCCTCGACAACGCGCGCCACGAGGCCGACGCGCGCGCTCAACGGGCCGCTCTCGCTGCTGCCGTTACTCCGGCCGAGCCGCGGCAACTGACGATGTTCGAGAAGTGGGCCATCGAAAAGCTGCGCTCCTAGGCCCCGTCGCCAGAAGCCTCCGCCTGCAGGTAGAAGTACGTCTCCAACCCTGTCCGCGAGATCTTGCGGCGCGTCTTGCCGATTGCCATTGTCTTCAGGCCACGCCTCATCGCGTCCTTGATGACCCGCCGAGGGAGCCCCGAGTACTCGACGGCCTGCGCCAACGTAAGAAACATCGGCCACTCCTTCGGGCCCGGAGCTGGCGCGGGTAAACGCGTCAGCATCTTCTCGATGACTGCCGCGTGCGCCTGATTGGAAGCCGCCAACAACTTTTCCAGCATTTCCAACTTGCCTGCCCCTTGGAGCACCTCCAGCGCTTTACCGACGGCGACCGGCTCCTCTGGCATCACGAACGGTTTGCCGGCATTTCGCGCTTTGCGCTCCCTGTCCACATCGCCGGGATGATACACCCTCGCCCTCTTGTTCGTCCCTTCGTTGATCCGCCACTTTTCCTGGATCTTTCCGCCCTTGGCGAGCGTTTGCACCGTCTTCTCGCTCGTCCCCAACACCGCTGCCGCCTCCGATTTTGTCAGCCAGTCCATGTTTCCTGGAACCTCCTCCACCAGTTTCCGACAACTCCAGCAAAGTTACCCGCGCCACAATTTTCGAGATAAACCCCGAGTCTCAGACACTTCAGAATTGAGCACATTCGGATTTTTCAAAGATTTTTCTTAGGGGGAGAACTGTGTCCGCTGTTAAGACAGCCACCGTCGACCGCCGCATTATTATTGACGAGTACGGCGAGCTGTGCCGCCAGATCGCAAGCCACGCGCCCGCCGTAGCGCGTCACAAACAGGTTGCCGCCATCATTCAAGGTTGGTACGCCGGCGCTTCTCCGCTCGCCACGTTCCAGGAGACCGGCAAGCGATACACCCTGCAAGTTTCCCCCTGCAAGACCGAACGAAAAATCGCTTCCATGGGGAAGCTGTTCGCACTGCTGGGCAAGCTGCGCTTCCTCCGCCTCGCGAAGATCACCCTGGCCGACCTGGACGCCAACGTCTCCGCCGAAGACGCCCAGGCGCTCACGAAGACCGCGCCCACCGGCCATCGCGCGCTCAAGGTAGTTCCGCTGCAATGACCGAGTCCGAAGACCTGCTAATCGGCGCGATCTACCGCGCGCAACTGAAAGTACGCGGATGGATCTGCCAGCAGATCGGCAGCGACCAGGCCGACGACGTTCTGGCTGAGTGCTTCCTCGCTGCCGTCGAAGCGGTGCGTCATGGCGCGGAGATTCGCGACCCGGAAGGCTACGCCATCGGGATCGTGCGCAAGCGCGTCTGTCAGACGATTGGCGAGATCCAGAAGGCGCGGCGCCTACGCTACAACGGTCAAATGCCCGACGTGGCAGACCGCCGTTTAACTCCCGAGGAGGAGCTGGCAAAGAAGGAACGCCGCTGGCGGCTCCGCGCTGTCGTCGATGAGGTCCCGCAGCCGCTGAACCGCGAGATCTTGTGGCGCTTCTACCTCGACGAGCAGACCAACCACGAAATCTGCGAAGCGCTGATGCTGACCGAAGCCCAACTCCGGCTGCGCAAGAACCGCGCGAAATCCAAGTTGCGGAATTTTCCCTCGGCGGCGTGAGAGTTTTTCGCCATGCTGGACACTCTCCAGGCAGACAGGCTCCTTCTCCCGCAGCCGGCGCGTTCTGGGATCGCGCAAGTCGCTCGTGCCAGCGACGTTAAAGAATCGGACTCCCCAGTCACCCCTGCAGCACCCCTACGCCGGAGGCTCGTCCAATTGGTCGACGCCTCCGGCCGCCGTATCGAGTGGCTGACGGAGGAGCAAGGGCGGCGAATGCTCAAATCGCAGACCGCCGAAGCTGTCTTTACGCGCAAAGGCCGGTTGAAAGTACTTCGCACCGTGAGCTACCAGAAACTCATCGCCAGCGGCTCCCCCGCCTCCCACACGACCTACTCGCACAACTCCGAGACGCCCACGAATCCTCGAGGCGTCTGGACGTTCACGAGGCTTCGATGATCGCCGGAATCGCGCTCGCCGCCGCGTCCTCCGAGTGCGTGTACTGTCAGGGCCTTGGCGTCCCCGCAAAGGGCAAGAAGGGTACCTGCAATTGCGTCTACCGGGAGATTTTTCGCTCGTGTCTGCGCGGTTATCATAATCTGGAGCTTCCGCCTGTGCGGATCGCGCCCTACGGCGAGTCCACGCAAATCCACAACATGCGCGGATCGCGGATGCGCGGCGCGGACTTTCGGGCCGACTTCGTAATGCTAGCCAAGCGCACGCTGCCCGATGAGTTGCTGTCCCTGTTCCGCTCCCGCTTCCTGAATGGCGAGCCCCGGCATATCTACATGCGCCGGATGGACCTTGACCGGGGCGAATACTGGCACCTGGTATACCGGGTCAGTGTTCGCATGGGACGGGCGATCGCCGACAGCGAACCGTACTCGCTCTATCCGGTTTCAGACTACTTCGGCGCGGGAAAGAAGTTCGCATACAGCACGTTGGCCATGGAGCGCGAAAGCAAGCTGGCGAGGATGATCGTTTTGCGCCCGAATCCGATGAGGCGCACGATCCGATCAGTATCGTTGGCGGTCGCTGCCGCCGCCTGAAATGCCCGAGAAGAAAACCCGCAAGCCACCCAAGCAAGGGGCGTTCCTGCTCGCCTATGCGACCTTGGGCAACGTCACAGCGGCCGCGCGCGTGGCGAAGCTCCCGCGCTCGCAACACTACCTCTGGCTCGACGATCCGCTCTATAAAGCGGCGTTCGACGAGGCCCACGAACAGGCGTGCGACGCGCTTGAGGAGGAAGTAAGACGGCGGGCGCTCAAGGGCGTGCTGAAGCCGGTTTTCTACAAGGGGAAACGGTGCGGCGGGATTCGGGAGTTCTCGGACACGCTGCTCATGTTTATGTTGAAGCGCGTCAGGAACGAGTTCCGCGAGAACTACGCGGTCGAACATACGGGACCGTCGGGCGGTCCCCTGCAAATCGAAGTGGTCTTCGTGAAACCCTAGGCTGCTGTTACAGCCGCTCCCATGGCCTTGGGCTTCCCCGTCTTCGCGGCCTTCGCCGTCTTCGTGGCCTTCGCTACCGTCTTGGCCGCCGCGGCGGGCGCGGCGATGCCTTTCCACTCCGCGTCCAGCTTGCCCTCGATCTTGTGAATCGCAAGCACGTAGGCGGTGAAGGCCTTGGTGAGCGACTTGGAATTTTCACGCCGGATCTGATTGGCTAACGCTCTTTCCGGCGGACTGAAAGCGTGAACCAACGCCTGTTTCTTGGTTGTTTTTGCTGCTGCTGCGGCCATGAACGAAATTCTCCTGGATTCATAGTGGCAGCTTTTCGAACTGAAAGAGTGATTCCGTGCGCATCAACAAACTGAACCCCGCCCGTCGGCCGGCCATGAAGCTGTCCGACCTGGCTCTGCCCGCGAAAAAAGGACTCGGCAAACCGCCGGCCAAACAGGCTCCGAAGGCGAAGAGGCCGGCCAAACCCGCCTGCTGAGGCCGTGGTGACCGCGCGACTTCCGCAGGCCTTCGAAGGGCTATTTGAGCCGCGGCGCTACAAGGTTTTCTACGGCGGGCGCGGCGCCGCCAAGTCGCAGAGCTTCGCGACGGCGCTTCTGCTCCAGGCGTCGGCGAAGCCTCTGCGCGTGCTCTGCGCCCGCGAGACGATGCGCTCCATCGCGGACTCCGTTCACAAGCTGCTTGGCGACAAGATCGCCGAACTGGGCCTCTCGTCCTTCTACACGGTCGAGAAGGCGCGCATCAGCGGCGCCAACGGCAGCGAGTTCATCTTCGCAGGCCTCCGCCACAACGCGGCGGCGCTCAAGAGCTATGAGGCGGTGGACATCTGTTGGGTGGAGGAAGCCCAAAGCTGTTCGCGGGCGTCGCTCGAAGTGCTGATTCCGACGATCCGCAAGGAAGGGAGCGAACTCTGGTTCAGCTTCAATCCGGATCTGGAAACCGACGCCATCTACGAGATGTTCGTGGGCAATCCACGTCCCGATGCGCTGGTTGTCAAAGTCAACTACGACGACAATCCGTGGTTTCCCGCCGTGCTGCGGGAAGAGATGGAAGTCCTCAAGTCTCGCAGTCCGGAGGCTTACCGCCATGTCTGGCTTGGCGAGACGATCTCGTATCTCGAGAACGCGATCTACGCCGAGGAGCTGCGGTTGTGCGACGCGGAGAACCGGATCAGGGCCGTCCCTTACGACGCCACGCGCCCGGTGGACACGTTCTGGGATCTCGGTTGGGGGGATAACACGGCCATCTGGCTCGCGCAGTCGTTTCCGTTCGAGTTCCGGCTGATCGACTACATCGAGGACAGCCGGAAGCCGTTGACGTACTACCTGAAGAAGCTCCAGGACCGGCCTTACATCTACGGCACCGATCATCTGCCGTGGGACGGAGCAGCGCAAGAGCTTGGCTCGGGGCGCTCGATCGAGGAGCTGATGCGCGAGGCGGGCCGGCGCGTGGCGATCGTGCCGAAGCTGCTCGTCAGCGACGGCATCAACGCGGCGCGGACCATCTTCCCGCAGTGCTGGTTCGACAAGGAGCGCTGCGCGGACGGGCTGAACTCGCTGCGCCATTACCGTTACGGGGAAACCAAGGTTCTCGGCGTTCCGACGCGCGAACCGCTGCACAACCACGCGAGTCATGGATCCGACGCCTTTCGGTACTTCGCCGTGGGAATGCGCCGCCCGGAACAGAAACGACCGTATCAGACGCCCTCGAAAAAGGGCAGTTGGATGTCTTAACCATGCTCCGGTGCAGTACGTCAACCAGATCGCCGTCATGCTGCCTGACGGCACCTGGCACTACTTCAAGGCGGGCCGCAACGTCCAGGTGTGGCGCAACGGCGTGTTGCTGCGCGAAGCGGTGGACTACACCCTCGACTACGCCAACGCGCTCATCTTCCCTCGCGTGCAGCCGTGGAACGCCTGGGACGAACACGACTACATCACGGTGGCCTTCCTCTACTAAAAAATGACCTCAGAAGCGCTTCGCAAATTCCTCGAAACCGCGCGCGAACGTTACGACGCCGCCAGAGCCGCCGACGAAGAAGACCGCGCCGAAGCGATCGCCGACAATACGTTCGCGCAAGGCGGCGAAGCGCAATGGGATGCCGACGACATCGCGGCGCGCGTGGACGCCGGCAGGCCCGTACTCACCTGGAACCGGCTCCACGTCTTTAGCGCGCAGGTCATCAACGACGGACGCCAGTCGAAGCCCGCCATCAAGGTGGCCGCGATGGACGGCGGCACCAAGGCCACCGCGGAGTTCTTCCAGTCCCGTATCCGGCACATCGAGTACGAGTCGGACGCCGACATCGCCTACGACACCGCCCGCGACCAGCAAGTCATCAGCGGTCGGGGGTTCATCAGGGTTAACACCCGGTTCCTCCCCGGCACGTTCCAGCAGGAGATCCGAATCGAGCGGATCGAGGACCAGTTCACGGTGGTCTGCGACCATTCCGCGCACCTCTACGACCGCAGCGACGCGGAGTTCTGGTTCATTGTCACGACGTTCAGCAAGGAAGCCTACGAACGGAAATTCGGCAAGGATACCGAGGTATCGCGTAGCGACTTCTTCAAAACCGATAACCCGGCTCCGGCCTGGATCGGCGTCGGGGAGAGCGGCGAAGAGATCCAGGTGGCGGAGTACTGGCACAAGAAACACAAGATCCGCGTCCTGTGCGAGATCCACGGCGGCAAGTCGCTCTATGAGGACGAGCTTCCCCCAGGCCTGCCGGAATCGGCGATCACCAACCGGCGCGACGAGGACACCGTTACCGTCGTTCAATCGATCATCAACGGCGTCGAGATCCTGGAGGAGACGGAATGGTTGATCGACACCATCCCGATCTTCCCGCTATGGGGACGTGAGAGTTTCGTCAAGGGCAAGCGCCGCACGGCGAGCCTGATCCGCAACTCGAAGCACCCGCAAAAGCTGGTCAATCTGTACGTCTCGAACATCGCGGAGCAAATCGCGCAGATGCCAAAGACGCCCTACCTCGCGGCGGAAGGGCAAATCACCAACCACGAAGAGGCCTGGGAGAACATCAACACCTCGCCGAAGGCCGTGGTTCTCTACAAACCGCGCGCCCTCGACGGGACGGTCGTGGGCGCGCCACAGCGCATCCAGAACGAGCCGCCGATCCAAGCCCTGACTCTCGGCCTCAATCAAGCCATCGACGCGATCAAGGCGTCCATGGGCATCTTCGACGCGAGCCTGGGCGGGCAGGCGCGCGAAACATCCGGGATTGCGATCCAGAAGCGCCAAAAGGAAAGCGACAACGCCAACTTCCACTTCCACGACAACGAAGCCCGCACGCGGCGGGCTATCGGACGCACCCTGCTCCAGCTCATCCCACTCGTCGACAAGGGCGAGCGCACAGTGCCCACGCGCAGCGTCGATGGCAAGACGAAGCTGGTCAAGATCAACGCTCCTTCGACCGACGTGGACACCGGCGAGCCGATCCACCATGATTTGACGCAGGGCAGCTATGGCTGTTCCATCGCCACCGGACAGAGTTACACGAGCCAGCGGCAAGAGGCTTTCGATATCTATAGCCAGCTTGCGACCGCCGACAAGAATTTCATGAGCGTCGCCGGGGACGTGCTATTCCGCGCCATGGACGCGCCCGGTTCGGACGAACTGGCGGACCGCTACGAGAAGCTGCTCCCGCCGCCGCTGCAACCGCAGAAGGCGGGCGGGCAGCAACAGCAACAGCAGATGCAGCAGCAAATGGCGATGCTGACCCAACAGCACGCCCAGTTGGTGCAGGTGGTTCACAAGCAGGCGCAGGAGTTGGAGACGCGCTCGGCCGAACAGCAGAACAAGCTCGAAATCGCAAAACTCCAGGAAGAGACGAAGCGTGTCATCGCCCTGGCGACGCTCTCGCAGAAGGACGGCTTGAGCGTGCTCGCTCAGGAAGTGAACATCCTCAAAGAACAGTTTGGGCAGCAGCAAGCAGCGGCGTCGCAGCAATCGGCGCAACAGCACGCGGCCACTCTCCAGGCGGCGCAACAGCAGCACGAACAGCAGATGCAGCAGGACTCCCAGGCGCATCAGGCCGGGATGCAGCAGGACCAGAATCAGGCCGACTCCGACGCGGCGCAGCAGCAGCAGGACGCGCAGGAACAGCAACCCAAAGCGGCCTAGACCTTCCGACCGACTCACTCCCTCACGGCGGGGATAAACACCGCGCGATTCCCACAAAGGACTCAATTTGTCAGATGTAAATGCCGCCGTGCCTGAAGATGCGAGCTTCGCGGATATCCGCGCAGCGCTCGCCGATGAAGGCGTACAGATCGACGAAGCAACCCCCGCGGCGACCGCCCCCGCAGTCGCCAAAACCGATCCGGCTCCGGAACCGGAATCCGACGACAAAGACGAGCCCGAGGCGGAACTGCCGAAGGGCGTGCAAAAGAGAATTCAGAAAGAGATCGACAAGGCGGTCAAGGCACGGGCCGACGCGGAACGGTTCCGCGCCGAGCTGGCGGCGCAAGTTCGGGCAACGGCGCCCGTAAAAGAGCCGGCCACGCCAGCAGAAGCACCCGGCAAACCGATCGCGGAGAACTTCCCGGACTACGAGCAGTACATCGAAGCCCTCACCGATTGGAAGTTGGAAACCCGCGAAGCCGAACGCGCGAAGGCGGAACTGAAGTCCCGCAACGAAGCGGTGGCGAAAGCCTCGCTCGAAGCGTGGCAAGCCAAGGCGGAAGCGGTCAAGGCGGAGCATCCCGACTACGATTCGGCGATCGCCGATGCCGCGATCCCCATCACCCCCGCGATGCATGAAGCCATCTTCGGCTCGGATCTAGGGCCGCAACTCGCCTATCATCTCGCGAAAAATCCAGAGGAATGTAAGCGGCTCGCGGCGCTGACTCCCGTAGCAGCCGTGCGCGCGCTGGGCAGGCTCGAAGCCTCGCTCGCCGCCGACACCGCCGTTCCTCAAACCCAGAAACCCGCCCCGAAAACGGCGGCGCCGTTGCCCAAACCTCCCGCCGTACTTGGCGGCTCCGCCGCCCCGTCCGTGGACCTCGACAAGTGCTCCATGGCGGTCTTCAAGCGGGAGTTCTCCAAGGTAACGCGCCCTGCATAGCGGCCAACATCGGCGCTCTTAGCGCTCGAAAAGGAACGATCTCACAGTGGCAAACAATCTTCTAGTCACTCCCAACATTTTCACCAAAATGACCCTGATGCACCTGGGCGGCTCGCTGAACGTGGCGCGCAACATGAGCACCGAGGTCAAGAAGGAATACGGCAAACCGAAGGACAACAAGCCCGGAGACACGGTTTCGGTCCGCAAGCCGTACCGCTTCCAGGTCACCAAGGGACTCGGTTACCAGCCCCAGGCCATCACCGACCAGTTCTTCAACGTGAAGGTTAGCCAGGTCGCCGGCGTCCACTTCGAGTGGGATTCGGTGGAGCGCACGTTGAGTTTGCGCGAAGTGTCCGAACTCTACGCCAAGCCCGCCGGCATCGCGCTCGCGAGCAAAATCAACTCGGAGTGCGCCCAGTTCATCGCGCAGAACACCTTTAATTCGGTTGGGACTCCCGGCACCACGCCTGCCGACGAACAGCCGTACCTCGCCGCGGGCGATCTGATCGTCCAGCAGGGCCTTCCCGAAGGCGAGCCGCTTGCGCTCATCGTTAACCGCAAGTTCAGCAGCACTTTCGTCCATGGCGTCAAGGCCCTCTACAACCCGATGGGAACCATCGGCGCCCAGTTCGAAAAGGGCGAGATGTCCGACGCGACTCTCGGATACAAGATCTACCGCGACCAGACGATCTACACGCGCACCGTGGGACCCCTGGGCGGCACTCCTCTCGTGGATGCCTCCACGGCCGCACAGACGGCGGATGGCGGCAACAACGGCACCATGACGCTCAAGACGAAGGGCTGGCCGGCCGCGGCGGCGGCGCGCCTGAACGTCGGCGACCGCTTCACCATCGCTAACGTCTTCAGCGTCCATCCGCAGACTCGCCAGTCCACGGGCGCATTGCAGGGGTTCGTCGTGTTGTCCGCGTTCTCCAGCGACGGAACCGGCAAGGGCGGCGTTCTGGTCGCTCCCGCCATCACGCCAAGCGGCCAGTATCAGAACACCGATTCGGCTCCCGGCGATGGGGCCGGGATCACCGTCGAGGGAGCTGCCAACCAAACTTCTCCCCAGGGCCTGTTGCTCCATAAGAACTCTTTCGCGTTCGTTTGCGTGCCTCTCGCCAACCCCGATGAAAAGGGCGTGGAAATGGTGTCGGAGCAGACGGACCCCGAAACGGGAATCTCGCTCTCGTTCATCCGCGCGTTCGATCCGGTGCGCCGCGTCCACGTCAACCGCTTCGACATGCTCTACGATATGGCTCCCATGTATCGCGAAATGGCTTGCGCGATCAACGGATAGTCGCCGTCCCAGACGACCTTCAAAGGACAAAACACATGAAAACTCTTCTCTCGGTTTTCGCACTCGCGCTGGCCCTCTTCGGAGGGCTGGCCGACGCCCAGACGTTCACTCTCACCCAGACCTCGCTCTCGACGGCCGCGCTGGCCAGCGACACCATCATCAACGTCACTTCCGCCACCAACATCAACGCGCCCAACGTGCGCGGCGGTGTCGTGGGATCGCAGTTGTATGTACAGGACCCCGGCTCCAAGGGCGAAATCATGCCCGTCGTCTCGGTCAGCGGCACGGTAATCACCGTCCGTCGCGGCGGAGGCGGCACGCAAGCCACGGCGCACACCAACGGCGCCATGGTGCTCGCGGGTCAGCCGAACTGGTTCTACTCTTACGATCCGCAGGGCGCCTGCACCGCCGCGAACACCTACGTCACTCCCTTCGTCAACACGAATACGGGCGCGCAGTGGTTGTGTTCGACGGTCACCCTCAGTTGGGTAGGCGGCTGGAACAACGACTATGCGTCTCCGACGACGACCGCCGCGGTCGCGTCCGTGGCGGGACTCACTACTCCTTCGGGTCCGTTGTTTCACATCACCGGCTCAAACGCCATCACCGGCTGGAATATCCCGGTCGGTTTTGCCTTCGGCAGCTTCACGGTGATTCCGGATGCGATCTTCAGCGTCACGGCGACTAATAACAGCGCCACCGCGACGACTGCCGTGGTGGGGAAACCCATCGTGTTCCAGTACGATCCGGGGACCGCGAAGTTCTACGCCAGCTACTAGCCTTTCTCCCTTGGGGCGGCCCCCTCTCGGGATCGCCCCTCTTTTTCCCCCAGGAGTTCCACAATGACCTTGACCTATCCATGTTGGCGGTACGACGGCATCTCCGCGCGCCTGATCCAGGGCGCGGACCAAGAAGAGGCGGGATGGCTGGACTCTCCCGCGTGTTTCGGGATCGAGACGGCGCCCGGCAAGATCCCCGATCCCGAAATTGCGGAGCGGCGCGTGACGTTTCCGCAGGCGGATCCCCCGGCAGCCGACGAGCCGGCGGCCGCCGAACCGAAGAAGAAGCGGGGCAAGGCATGAAAGCTCTCCTCCTCGGCCTCTGCGCGTTGGCCCTGTTCGCGCAGCGCAGCTCGACCTACAACCTCGGAACGCTCGCGGCGGTCGGGACGACGTTTGGGGTCAACATCGGGCCAGTGGCGCACAAACACACCGTCCAGGTCATCACGGCCGGCGGGCCCACGACTTGTGCGATCCAGCTTGAGGGAACGCTTGACGATGTGACGAGTAACTCACCGGACTGGGCGAACCTCAGCGGATCGCAGACTTGCACCTCATCGGTGACCTTTCACGTCGCGGATCGCCCGGTGACCGGCATCCGCGCGAACCTCACGGCGCTCACGGGGGGCAGCTCGCCCACGGTGGCGATCAAGTACGTGGGTGTCCAGTGAGGCGCGCGCTTGCCCTCGCCGTCTGGTTCGCGGCGCAGCTCGCGGCGCAGACCGTTGTTGTCGGGCCCGCAGGCGGAACCCTGCCATGCAGCGGAGTGGACGACACCTCCGCGATCCAGGCGCGGCTGACCAGTGCGGGACTCGTGCGCCTCTCGGGTACGTGCGTCATCTCGAACCATCTCACGATCTACTCGAATACCTGGCTGGAGCTTGGGCAAGCGACTCTGACATTCCCCAACGGCGGGGACAACCTGCTCATCAACTACGCCGCCACGGCGTCGGCCACGCGCACCTTCACCGACGCCGTGACGACGGCGGGTTCGCAGATCATGACGTCTGCCACCGCCGCGTTCACCGGCGCGGACGTGGGGCAATCCATCTGGCTGAACGCGGTCAACACCGGCTCGGTGCAGTTGCAAACCCAGATTCTCAGCGTGACCAACGCGACCACGGCGCAGCTCGCCGACGTCGTTCCCCTGTCGGGCACCGGAGTCACGGCGGCGATCTATGCACGCGACGCAAACATCAAAGTGACCGGGGGAGCGTTCGGGCGGGCGGGGAGCGCGGGGACTTACATGGGCACGTACCTGCTGCGGTTCCAGGGCGTCAATAACCTCGTCCTCGACAACCTCACGGCGAGTTGGACGACCGGGAAGTACTTCATCCTGGTGGCAGACGCCAGCGATTTTGCGGTGACTCGCATTGTGGCGACTTCGTCGTCGGGCGGTCAGGACGGCGTACACGTGGACGGGCCCGCGCGGAATGGGGTAATCCGCACCGTGCGCGGCAGCACCGGAGATGACATGGTGGCTCTCACCGCATGGGGCTGGACGAATTACGACAGCCGCTCGGGCAGCATCGCCGGCATGGTGATCGAGGACGTGTCCGGACGCGCTCCCGGAGCGGCGCTGGTGCGCCTGGAGGGCGCGGTCGGCTATCCCATCCGCGATGTCGTAATTCGCGACATCAACGGAAACGGAGTGCAGGCCGCCGGTTACGCGGTCACCGTCTCTAACAGCCTCGACAGCACGCTCTCGGCAGCAAACCAGGCCGCCGATATCGGCTCGGTGTTCATCTCGACCGTGCGCGGCTCCTTCACGTACGCCAAACTGAACCTCGCGCCGACCACCGGACGGGAGATTGCGATCCGCGACTACGTGGACCACTACGACACCGGCTACCCGCCGATTCTGATCGGGGGAACGTGGGAAAAGGTAGTCATCGATACCCTGTTTTCTTACGTAGCGGGTCCGGCTGTCAGTATTAGCGGGACGATCAAGAAGCTCTACGCGGGGCGGGTGACGACCAGCTCGCCGACCTACTGGTCGAATCTTTTCGCGGGCCCGGGCCTGGTCACGAACTGGTACATCAACAGCGACACCGCGCCGACGAATAGCGGCTGGAACAACCTGTTGTACTCGCAGCTCTTCTCGAACGCGGCGTGGAGCGTCGCCTCGCTCTCCCTGCCCAGCTCCAACAACACCGCGCCCGACGGCACGAGCACGGCGTTTCTCACGCAGGAGAACAACACCAGCAACCAGCACGGCATCTATCAGTCGATCGCGCAATCGGGACCGCTGGCGGCGTGCGCCTATGTGAAGCAGGCCACCCGCTCCATCGCCTACCTGCAGCTCAACACCGACTCGGGAGTCAAACGCGCCTGGGTCAATTTGGGTACCGGAGCCGTAGGCACGGTGGACAGCGGAATCACGGCGACCATCGCCGCCGCGCCCGGAACCGGCTGGTACAAGGCCTGCGCGATCTACGCGGGCACTTCGCTTTCCGTCTTCGAGATCGGCCAGTCGAGCGCCGACGGCACCGCGACGTACACCGGCGACAATTCCAGCGGCATTTACATCTGGGGCGCGCAGATCGGCGGCTACACTCCCGGCGGGACGCCGGCAGCTTACCGAATCACGACTACGGCGGCGGTGCCATGATCGTTTCCGACATCACCTATCAGGCGATGCGGATCGCGGGCGTGTTGCGCGGCGCGGGCCACAGCTACGCCTCCACCACTCCGGCGGCCGCCGATGCGCTGTTGGCGCTCCAGAACATGATCCTTGTCTGGAACGCCAACAGACTGAGGATTCCCAACCTCACCACGTACTCATACAACACAGTGGGCAACACGCAGAGCTACCAGATCGGCCCTAGCGCGGCGGGGAGCTTCGCGGGCGGGCCGCGTCCTGAGCGCATCGAGCGCGCCAACGTCCTGTTCAATACGAGTCCCTCCGTGCGCCGTCCCCTGGTACTCCTGACGACGGCGCAATGGGCGGCAAGGGCGGTGCGACAGGTCTACTCCATCCCGCTGGAGCTTTACAACGATGGCGCGGCGCCCATTTCGACGCTGTTCTTCTACCCGATTCCAGACGACGTTTACACCATCGAGATGTTCTGCTGGCAGGCGCTCACGGCCTTTGTGACGGCGGGCGATGCGGTGCAGTTTCCCCCCGGCTACGAGGAAGCGGTCATCTACAACCTCGCCAAGCGGCTCGCCGCGCTCTGGCGCACGCAACTCACGCCCGACGCGCAGGAGATCGCCAAGACCTCGCTCGAAGAGATCCAGAGCAAGAACAGTCAGTCTCCCGCCATTTACTCGGGCGGTTCGCGGTCTGGCGGCGGGCTCTACAACTACCTGAAAGGAACTTCCTGATGACAATCACCGGGACCAATCTCATCACGGACGCGCTGCGCACGATCGCCGTCGTAGCATCCGCCGAATCTCCCTCTTCGCAGGAGTTGGCAGATGGGCTCGTTTCGCTCAACAAACTGATCGACTCGCTCGGCGGGGAGGGCGTCGATCTCATCCAACTCACCGTTGTCAGCGTCTCGACGGGCGGGCGAGGTCCCTTCACGACCGCGCGTCCCAGTAAAATCAAGGCCGCTGTCAGCGCCGCCTCCGGGTTCGCCGGACCCGTGAAAATCTGTTCGGCCGAAGAGTACGCCCAGATCAACGACGCCGGCACGACGTCCAGCCTTTGCACGCACTTATTCTGCGACTACGCCTATCCGACTTCGAACATTTACATCTGGCCGTCGACGTCGGCGGCGCTCACGCTCTACAACTACATGCCGCTGACGCAGTTCTCGTCTCTCTCGACATCCATCGATCTGCCGCAGGGCCACGCGCGGATGTTGACGCTGTTGCTGGCCGTGGATCTCTGCGAGCAATTCGAGAAACCTCTTACGGAGAGCCTGATGCAGAGCGCGATGGCGGCGAAAACGGCGCTGGGGGGCTGGAACATGCGGGACCTGGGAGACGCGCCGGCCCCGGCGACCGCCCCGGCCGGATAACTTGCTATGGCTGAAATCCCAGAGCCCGCGCTCATGGCGTTGTCCGAAGCCATCAAGGCCATCGCCGGCGGAGTTGTCGACATGCGCGTGCAATTGCGCAACATCGAAAGCAAGCAAGTAGAGATGCAGATCACCTTGGCGGGGTATCAAGTGCCGCGAGTCGTGGAAGAACTGAGAGAACTCAAGACCTCGGTGGCCGACTTGATCGAGTCGCGTCTGCATGCGCTCGAAATTCGAATGCCGGAAGGGTTGCGGGTACTGCAGGCTTCCATAGCGGAGTCGGTGGAGAGCCGTTTGCGCGCGCTCGAAGCGCGCATGCCGCTCCATGAGGTTGACGACCTCGAAGAGCGGATGCGCAAACAGGAAATCTTCTCGAATCGCGCGCTCGGCGCGCTCGGCTTAGTCCAGATGCTGACCGTCGGATCCGTTGCGAAGCTGCTGTTGATGTTGGGAGGCAAATGATAGCGTTCACGCACTTTATCGGCGGCTCCTACGTCTCGCGTTCGCCCTCCGCGGCGGATTCCCGGCTCGTCAATCTCTACACCGAGACGGTGGAGAGCGGCGACGGCTCCAACACGGCCACGATGTACGGCTGTCCCGGCCTGTTGAGCTGGCTGACGCTACCGACTTCGCCGATTCGGGGGATCTGGATCGGCGAGAACCGCTGCTTCGTCGCGGCGGGATCGCACTACTACGAAGTCTTTTACAACCGGACCTACACGGACCGCGGATCGATCGGGGCGGACACAACCCCCTCAAGTCCCGTCCAGATTTTCCCCAACGGCACGCAAGTCATGATTATCGCGGGCGGCTACGTCTACATCGACACCGGGACGACCCTGGTGCAGCCGTACTATTCGAGCGCGCAAGGGACCGTGACGACCTCGGGGACGGCGGTGAACTGCACCGGAGGCGACTACTTCGATGCTTCGATGATCGGCTCCTACATGCTGATCGCGGGCGCGGCTTATAAGATCGCGTCACTCACCGACTCTTACAATCTGGTGCTCGCCACCAGCGCCGGCACGCAAACGAACGTGGCCTACTCCATGCCGCTATCCGGCACGGTCGCGGTTTCCGGCAGCACGGTTACCTGGGTGAGTGGCGACCAATTCGACTACGGGATGTATGGGGGCAGCATCAACATCGGCGGCACGTCCTACCCCGTGGCGCACGTCAACAGCCTCAACACCGTCACAATCACAATCACAGGCAGTCTCGCGGCCGCGACCCTCGATTACTGGGCGCAAGTACCCGTCACCGCCAGTTGCGGCGCGGTGCTCGACGGGTATTTCATCGTCGCGACGCCAAGCACCAAGCAGTTCAATATCAGCGCGCCGAACGACGGCACGCACTGGGACCCGATCGATAAAGCCGTCAAGGAAGGGTATCCCGACAATATCGCGGCGCTGCTGGTCGATCACGAAGAGTTGTATGTCTTCGGCACGCAGACGGCGGAAGTGTGGACCGACTCGGGCAACGCGGACTTCCCGCTGCAGCGAAACGCGGGCGCAGTGATGCACCTGGGCAATGTCGCGCCCAACGCCACCGTACGCTGCACCGCGAGCCAGTCAGTCAAGTGGCTCGGCGGCGATCCGCAGGGGCAAGTCGTCGCCTACGCGGCCACCGGCTATCAGCCAGTCCGCATTTCCACACACGCGCAGGAGTACGCCTGGAGCCAATACTCGACCGTCGCGGACGCGGAGGCTTTCGTTTACGAACTGGACGGCCACGAGTTCTGGCACATCAATTTCCCCACTGCGAACACGACTTGGGTGTACGACGGGACGGAGCGCGTCTGGCATGAGCGCCAGTACTCGGCGGGCGGGCAGCACCGCGCCCGCTGCCATGGCTACGTGTTCGGCTTTCACCTGGTCGGCGATTACCAGACGGGAGTGCTCTACAAAATGGCGAACACTTACTACGACGATAATGGCACCGCAATACTCGGGATTCGCCGCTGTCCGCACGTCACGACGCTGCTGAAGCGCAAGTTCTATGCTGCCTTTCGCCTGGAGATGGAGCCCGCCACCGGCTTGACCGTGACGCTGAGCTGGTCGAACGACGCGGGAAAAACGTTCAACACGGCCATCGTGCCAAGCGGGACGAAAGTGTCCAACGGCGACCTTGCCAACGTGGTGGCGCAGGAGTGGCGGCGGCTCGGCAGCGGGCGCGATCGCGTCTTCGAACTCCAGATCTCGGCCACCTCGCGCATCGCCATCGTCAATGTCGGCCTGGAGGCGTCCTGATGGCGCGGGCGCAAACGAACGCGGCTCCACTCCCGCCGAAGCGGTCGCCGATGTATAACGCCGATGGCACCATGACGCTGGCGTGGTCGAAGTTCTTCGACGGGATCGCGGCGCAGAGTGCGACGGCGGCGACGGCGAGCGCGGCGACCTCAACCAACGTCATCATCACCGGGATCACCGCGAGCTATGGCGCGACGCCCGACGCCTTCGGCAATCTCTCGCTCACGGTCACCGTGACCTACGTTGTCCCGCCGACGTGGACCGGCATCGGCGTGGACTGCTGGTACGAGTTTCCCGACCAAAGCGCTACCCCGAACGTCCTCAAGCTGGACGGGACCTCGACGCTCGACGGTAGCGCTTCGCTGGCGGGGAACTGGCACCCCATCGACTTCGGCAAGACGCTCTACGACCCCGCGGCGAGCGTCCATGAGGTCAAGTTCACAGGCCTGATCGCGCCGGCCGATCCAACCGACTTCCGCGCGTATCTCATCACCTACGACGCCAACAGCACCCCGGCCCTGGTGCGGGCTACCGCCGCCAGCGGCGCGACTCCCTCGACCGTGATTACGGTCGTGGCTCCCTCCGCGACCACCGGCGCTCCGGTAGGCGGCTCGGGAACGGGAGTGGAGTACGCGGGCAATCTCACCGGCCTGACGGCGAGCGCGGGGACGGCGTTCGACCGTGGCGACGGAAAGCTGGTTACCCCGATTACCCTCACGTTCGGCCTGCCCCAGGTGGAGATCAAGGGCAGGGCGGGCGCGTTCACCTATCGCACGGACACCCGGCTCGTGGGCGTCGCCTTTCACTCGGTCTGGGATAACCCGACGGCTCCTCCGGAGATCGACAACATCCCCGTCGGGAAGCTGGTCGGCGGCAGCTACGTCATCAATCTGCCGACGACGGCTGTCCTCACGACGATCACGATTTACGCGCTGTCCTACGACAAAACCGGTAACGTGAACACCTACGTCCCCGGAGTGACCCCAAGCGCGCAGATCACCATGGGCAGCGTCACCGGCACCATCAACCTGAACAATACGATCCTCACGTCCGTGGCGTCGTACTTCTCGACGAACCAGGGGTTCTTCGGGATCGTGGGGAATTCGCTCGACGCGGGTGCCCTGTTGCAGGGGCTATCGGTCAGCCAGGCGCAACTCGCGGCAGGCGCGGTGACGGCCACGAAAATCGCGAATTTGGCGGTCACTACCGCGGCGATCGCGAACGCGGCGATCGGGACGCTCCAGGTGGCGAACGGGGCCATCATCGACGCCCACATCGCCAATTTGAGCGCCAGCAAGATCACCGCCGGCACGATCTCCGCAGTCACGATCACGGCTCTGACGTGCAATGGCGGCGCGATCACAGGTACCAGCCTCACCCTCGCGTTAAACGGAATTACGACCGCCATCAACAACACCTCGTTGAATGGGAACGCCTCCGGTTTGCTCGTCTCGGGCGTCATTGGGACAACTCCAGCGGTTACCTACATTGCGCAGGTGGCCTGCACTGGGCTGTATCTGACATCGAACGCCATCGGCTTCGGGCATCCAGGCGGCGTGGCCGTCAACCTCATCGGCGGATTTCCAGTACTCTCGCTCTCGGATTCCAGCGCGAACAACGGGCAGATGAACGCGCAGTACTTATCTTTTGGCGGCAGTCAGGTCCTTACCGCTCGACAAGCGGGACCGGGAAATCCAGTTTTCGCGACCCTGGGCGCGGCGCAAACTTGGTGTGCGGCGCTTCTGGCCGCACTCCAGGTTCACGGCTTGGTTACCTAGGAATAGATTCGGCGGGTGAGTCGCCTCGCAAGGGAGTGATGTCGCTCGAAACGATATCGACGCGGCCAAGACCGACCCAGATCGACGAGTACCCGCTTTCATTTTGGGCTCGGCGCAACACAAACGTAAGCGTTCCGGCCTCTTTTTGCGGATTCAGATAGTGGACCGTAACGAGATAGGCGACGACGCCGGCATGGTCGTTTTGGCCCCATACCCATACGCACCACGGCTCCGGTACCTGCACCGGATCGCAGGGAATATCCGGGGTGACCTCGCAGACGGACCATGGACCCGGCGCAACGACAATGCGGGGCCAGTTGGCCGATACCGGAGCAACAGCGGCAACGGCAACGGCAATAGCAGCAGCGAACTTCATTCCTCAAAGGGACCACAACTTATGGACGAAAAACCCGATATTCCGCTGACTCCCCAGGAACGCGCTTTCCTGGAGCCGTATGCGATGCAGTTCGTGATCGCCGAACGGGCCTATAAGGCCGCAGTCGGCGCCCTGGCCGTAGCCAAGGGAGCGACGGGCAACTGGACGCTGCTCGACGACCGATCCGGCTTCCTGAACGGAGCGGCTTCGTAATGGCCTGGAACACGCAGACCTCCTACTCTTCGAGCTACCACCCGACGAACGCGGATTTCCAGGGCTTCGGCAACGACCTCCGCACCCATGGCGGAGACGTGAACGTGAATGGGTTCAAGATGTCGAACATCGGGAGTTGGACCTCGACGCTCCAGCCGCGAGCCTACGCCTCGGCGGGCGTGGCGACCAGCGTTCCGACCGCCACCTGGACGGCCCTTGCGCTCAGCGTGGATGTCATCACGCCGATTGGGATCAGCCGGAGCAGCGGCGCGTTCACCGTGCCGACCACCGGCCTCTACTTCCTGTCCGGAGCGATCGGATTCGCGGGCAGCGCGGCGGGAACCACCCGCTATGCGGAGTGGTACAAGAACGGGGCCTCGCTCCAGATCGTCGCGGGCAGCGCTCCAGTCGGCAGCGCGGCGATCTATCAGCCGGCTCCGGCTGCTTTAGTCGCACTCGCGGCGGGCGATGTCATCACGCTGCAGGCTTACCAGGATTCGGGCGGGGCGCTGCTGACGATCGTGGGATTTACCTACGTGAGCATCTTCCAGTTGGCGTGACGATGCGCTTCGAGCCGACGCGGAACTACGGCCTGATTCGCGGCATCCTCACCCATCCGGCCATCTTCCGCCACGTTACCGACGACGCAGCTCCGGCGCCGGCAGACTTCCGGCCGAACGAAGACGAGCGGATCATCTACCTCCTCGCCTGGGACGGCGCGGAGCTGCTGGGCCTGGTGATGTTCGTGCCGCAGGGCGCGGTCTGCCTGGATGTCCATGTGGCCTTTCTGCCTACGGCGTGGGGCGAGCGGGCGCATGATGCCATGCGCGGCGCGGTGGCGTGGGCCTTCGTCCACACCGGATGCGCGCGGATCGTCGGCGCGGTGGCGGTCAGCAATCCGCTGGCGATCGCTTTCGCCAAATCGACAGGGTTTGCCGAGTGGGGCCGCAACCCAAGCAGCTTCCTCAAGAACGGCAAGTTACGCGATGTGATCCACCTCGGGATCTCGCGCAAGGAGTAATCAAGTGGCTTCAATCGTTACCTCAATCATCGGAGGAATCCAAGGCGCGTCCGCTTCGAAGAATGCAGGCGCGGCGCTCTCGGGCGCCTACGACAGCGCGAGCAATCTCATCAAAAACGCGACGACGGCCGCGCAGGGCTACGGAGCAACCGGCCTTGCCGCGCTCGGGACCGGACTCGCCAACGCCACCTCCGCCGTAACCGGAGGCGTGCAGCAGGCGAACGACAGCCTGGGCGTGGGGATGACCAACGCCAACAAGACGCTGGCCGATGTGTACGGGACGGCGGGATCGACCACCCAACCGTACCGCGACGCCGGCGCGGCGGCGGTGGGCACGCTCTCCGCCGACATGGCTCCTGGAGGGAGTCTCAACACGCCGTTCAACGCCTCGATGATGGAGGCCAACGACCCCGGCTACCAGTTCCGCTTGCAGCAAGGCGAGCAAGCGTTGCAGCGCTCGGCGGCGGCGGCGGGAGGACAGATGGGCGGCGGGGCGGCGAAGTCCCTGGCGCGGTATTCGCAAGGGCTGGCGTCGAGCGAGTACGGCGCGGCGTTCGACCGCTACACGAAGCAGCAGCAGCAGACCTACGGCATGTTGAGCGGCGTGGCGGGCATGGGGCAGCAGGCCGACGCACAGTTCCTGCAGGCGGGCCAGAACTTCGGAGCCGGAACGAGCGCGAACACCATGGCGGCGACTGGGCAGGCGGCAGCCAACACCGTCCACGCGGGCGATGTCGTGGGCGCGGACACCATGAGCACCGCGTCGCAGACCAACCAGGGCAACCAGTGGCTCGGGACGGTCGGGATGCAGGGGGCGCAGCAACAGGGCGCCGACGCCATCGGCGCGGGACAAGCCAAGGCTCAGGGGATCATCGGCAGCGCGAACGCCTGGAACGGGATGTTGAGCGGGATCGGCAACGGCGTGAATTCGATCCTTTACGGCGGGTTCGGCGGCGGGGGCGGGTTCTCGCCAACCGGCGCGATCAGCGGCGTCCCGAACTGGGGCGGCGGATACTCGCAACCGAGTTCCAGCGGCATCACCAGCTTGGTGAACGGGGCTTACACGGCGCCGCCGAACTACAGCGGCCTCGCTCCTTCTGCTCCCTACCAAGGCAGCTATAGCCAGTACGCTCCGATGCCATGGGGAGGCAACTAAATGGACTGGACGATCAAACCACCGGAGGTGCAGACCCCGACCGAAGCGGCGATGCAGAGCCTCCAGCTCCGCAACATCGCCGCGCAAGGCCAGATGCACCAGCTCCAGATGCAGCAGTTGCAGGAGAACCAGGCCGACGACGCCCAGTGGAAGCAGGCCATGGGCCGGCACCGGGGCGACATGCAGGGCGCTCTCTACGACGTGGCGGGCAAGGTGTCGCCGAAGTTCTATTTCGCCGCGCAGGAAGACATCACCAAGGGCGCGAAAGAGAAAGCGGCGACCGCCAAGTCTGCCAACGAAGCGGCGGATTCCGAGTCCGACTTCTTCGGCCGCGGCGCCCTCGGAGTGCAGCGGGCGGGCGCGACGCCCCAGGCGCTGCAGGCGTGGCTCGACACATCGGCGAAGGCGTACCCCGGCTACGCGCAGCACGCGCAGCAGTTGTGGCAGTTCCTGCAGGCTAATCCTGATAAGGTCCAGTCCACGCTCGACACCATCGTGGCGCAGAGCAAGGACGCGAGCGCGGCCAGGCTCGCCCAGGTCAAAGAGGATCGCGAGAAGTCCGTCGCCGACAGCATGAACAAAGAACGGGGCGTGGACACCGAAAACAAGCGGACCCAGGGGAAGAAGGACAAGATCGTCCTGAGCCAGTTCGCCACCTTGGGCATGACGCAGAAGGACCGCGAGGATTTGGACGGGCAAGCCGCCACGCGCGCCGAAACCCACCTCCGCGACATCGCGACCGACCGGAACGAGCAAACTCGGAATAACATCGCGGCGGGCCACCTCAACCTTGCGCAGAAGAAGTATGCCGACGAGGCCGTAGACGGCTCGGGCAAGCCAATGACGGCCAACGGACGCGCGACGAACGATCGCGTTCTGCGGGAGCAGGATATCAAACTCGCTCAGTCGGAGTATGCGTTCCACCAGCAACGCCTGTCGCTTGGGGCGATCCTCGCCACCAAAGACGGCGATAACTACTACGACCCCACCACGAAGAAGGAAGTCGCGATGGACGAGACGAAGCGGGCGCAACTGACTCAGCGCTTCACCGCTGCGACGAACGCGCTGAACGACGTGAGGGGCAAGCGGGGATTGGCTCCGATGAGCAGCGGTCAGCAGTCCAACGGAGGCAGCGCCACCGGAAACGGATCGGCGGGCGCGGGAGCGCAACTGCCGCAACCCCCCGCCGCAGTACCGCCGCCCGCCGCGGCGACACCGCCTCCGCCCGCCAAGTTCACGACGCAAGCCGTGATCGACGCTTACGCCAAAAAGAAGGGCATCACGAGCGCGGCAGCAAAGGCCCAGGCCATTGCGGAAGGCTATCAGGTGAAGTAGATGGCGGATACCCCGTTCGCGGATTTCGTCAAGTCTCAGCCAACGGGCGACTTCGAAGCATTTGCCACATCGATGGGGGAGCCTCCCCCGCTGAAACTGCCGGGGATGCCCAAGCCCCCGCTCCCGCCCGGTCTGCGTCCGGACGCGCCGGAGCCGGATAATCGCGGCGCCGTCCGCTACGGCTCCGTGCCGATCCTGACGGACGAACCAAATCGGGGACCAGCTATCGTGAGGCCGCTGCACTACGACCAAGCGCCGGAATCCGTGCAACCCGTTCAGAAGAGTCCACCCTCCACTCTCACTCAGGCGCTCACCGAGAATCCCCTGCCGGTGGAAGACATCGACCGCGAGCTTGGCTCTTTCCTGGTAGGGCCGTTCGCGCTCCACCGCGGGGTCATCAAGGGTTTGCTCCAGACGGCGACTCCGCTCAATGCGGCGATTGCGGTAGCCACCGGAGGCGTGTCGGCAGTGGCGGGTAAGCTCCCGATGGTCGCACAGGGCGCGCTCAACGCCGCTCAATCCGGCCTGTCTGCCTACTTCGCGACCGAGGCGGGCCTCCAAGCGGCCCACGACTTCCCAGAGGCTTACGCTGCGTTCAAGCGCGGCGACACGGACGAGGCGTTTGCAAAGCTAGGCAGCGCGGGGCTCGCCAGTGTCTTCACGGTGCTCGCGGGGCTCCACGCCAACGACGCACTTTCGACGGGCGCGGACCAACTCGCGCGCGGACCGGCAGAATTCCGCCCAGGCGGCAAGTACGGCAAGGCAATCCCCGCCAACGCCGAAGTCGTCGATTACTCCAACCAGAAGAAATACCCGGACCCGGCCATCGTCACCGAATTCAACCGTGCCTATGGGCAGGGCGACACCACCCGGATGAGCGATCTGGTGTCGGAGATTCGGCGGCGCACCGCGCAGCGTGGGATACTTCCCGGCGACGAACCGGCTCAACCCGCACCCACGGCAGCGCCGGAACCGCCGCCACCGCAACCGACTCCGGTACCGGAGCCGGCAGCAGCTCCGGACGCGACACGCCAAGAGCCGGCACCGACTCCCCCTCCCGAGGCCACGCCTGCACCCGAAGCGACTCCCGCTCCCTTCCAGGAATTCCAGGAATCCCACCAACAAGCGCCCACCCCGCCTACAGAGCCTCAGACGAAGGCGAACCCGCTCCGGGTAGAAGAATCGCCGAAGAGCGCGGCGCTTCGCGATCAATTGGGGACGCACCTGGTGAACATCGATCCGGCGGAGTTCCAGAGGCAATACGAGCAAGGCCGGGGCGAGCCGCTGGCCTGGAGTCCGGAGAGGGCGGCGGCGCTGCGCGGTCTGGATTCGGTGGACGCCTATCCGCACGTTGCCGTGACGGACCGCGGCGTGGATGTGACGGACGGACGCCACCGGATCGCCGAAGCGGCGCGACGGGGGCAGGAGTCTTTTCCGGTTCAGGTGGATCCGGATACGAAGCTGCCGGATTCGGTGCTGGCAGGGAAGTCCGCGGCGGCTCCGACTGCGGAAGAGGTTCGCCAAAAGGCGTCCTACGGGAAGGACGTGCAGATCGCCGTCCCTGGGGAAGCGACCAAGTACCCGGCGCGCTATGCCGTCCGCGAGGCCGACGATGTGCAGGCTTCGCATAACCCGTTTTCGTTCGAACCGAACCCTGCGTACCCGCACCAGAACGACCGCAACTACAGCGAACCGGAAAACGCCGCGCGCGTCATCGACCACGCGAAGCGCCTCAACGAGAACGGCGAGGTAACCACCGAATCGCCCACGGCGGAGCTCGGCGCGCCGGTCGTCGACTCCGCGGGCAACGCCCTGGGCGGCAACAACCGTTCCATGGCGATCAAGCGGGCCTACGAGATGCACCCGGAGCGGGCGGCGGCGTACCGCGAAGAGATCGCCGCCAAGGCTGCCCAGTTCGGGATCGACCCGGCGGCGGTGCGGGGGATGCGGAAACCGGTGCTGGTCCGCGAACTCAGACAGCCGATGCCGCCGGGCCCGGCCGCGCAGAATGCCGTGACGGATCTCAACAAGAAGTCCGGCGCGGAGTACAAGCCGGAAGAGCAGGCGGTCGCCGACGGCAGACGGATGAGCAAGGCCACTATCGAAAATCTGGCGGGCAGGATGGAGGATGCCGGTCAGGATTCCACGCTGGCGCAAGCGATCCAGGGTAAGGGCGGGGCCGAAGTTCTGAATCTGCTGGTCAAAGACGGCGTTCTGACTCGCCAGGAAGCGAACGGGATGGTGGACGAGCGCGAGCACCTCACCCCGGCTGCCAAGGATCGCATCGCCAAGGCGTTGGTGGGGCGGCTGTTCGAGAGTCCGGCGCAGTTCGCGCAGGCGCCGCCGGAGCTGCGGGCGAAGCTGGAGCGGATTGCGCCGCATGTGCTGCGGGTGGAGGGCAGGCCGGGGTGGAACCTCACGCCACAGGTGCGGCAGGCTGTGGCGGCGTTGGCGGAGGCGAAGGCGCACGGGATTAAGAACCTGGACGATCTGGCCAAGCAATCTTCATTGCTTCCGAAGCAATCCGGAAGCAATGGAAGCAATCGGACGTACTCGCCGGAAGCGATCGCCATCGCCAAGGCGATGCAGCAGAATCCGAACGCGGCGGCGCGGGCGTTCCGGGACTACGCCAACGCGGAGGAGATGAGCCGCGATGGACGACAGTCGAGTTTCTTCATGCCGCCGACAAAGGCGGAAGCATTCGGTTTAGCGTTTGGGAATGGGAAGCCGTTGGCAGGGAGGCGCCGTCCCACAATAGTCCGCGAACCAGCCGAGCCGGTGCGGTTTGAATACGCACCCGGCAAGCGCGGGATGGCCGGCACGTTGATGAGTAACGGCCGTGCTGCCGCTCTGGTCGACGATGTGTTTCGCTTCTATGAGGGCGCTCCTCCGGATTCCGAGTTGCTGGGTCTCAACATGTCCCCCGGGCAAGTCCGAGACTTCCGCAGGAACGTGTACGACGCGGTGCAAAAGGGAGGAATTCCGGGAACGCCGTGGACCAAGAGCGATCTGTATGCGCTGCTTGATCCCTTGAATCGCGCGCTGGTGCGGTGGGAAGAGCTTAACATCGGCCAATCTCCGGAAGTGCTTGCGCACGAGCGGGCCCACGAAGCCCAGAGGCGGCTGGGAATAAACGGCACAACCGACGGGCACATAGACGCCCGCGCTCTGTTGAAGCATCCCGAAGCGATTAAGGCGGCAGACAACCTGGGCAGGTTCTACGACCGCGGCGACCGGGAGGAGATGGCTGCTGAGATTGGTGCTCACCTCGAAGAAGGCCCGACGGGTTGGGATGCGATGGGTCTTTCGCTCGCAGAAGCCGAGAGGCTCCGCCAGCATTACCTGCGTGGCCTGCTGGCCATGCATCATCCTTCGGAGGTATTTCAGAATCGCGGATTTTCCCGTATACTGAAACCGTTCCATGGAACGTCTCAGCCAGTTAGCACAGGAAGCGGCGGCGTTAATGCGCCTGCGCAAACTTCCCAAGGTAGAGGATCTCCTCCGGGACAAGGGCGCCCTGCGCTCGCTCGACCTGAACCCGCGGGGCCACGCGTTTCTGGAGGACGTGAGGAAGTACACGCCCCAGGGACTCGACAACCTGGTGAAGGATATAGAGGCGCACGCCGCTCAACAGAAGGGCCTGCCGTTCTCGGCTCCAGGGAAGGACCGCCCGTTCGTGACCTGGCGGAAGAAGACGCCTCCGGATGGCCAGGCGAAGTAGACCGCAACCCCGAGCGCGGATCCATCGACCCCGACCTCCTTACCCTCGGAATCCGCAAGTTCGCCCAAGACGACGTAATCCCCACCATCCAGCGGGTAGCTGGCGACCTCTCCGAAGCCAGGGACGCCGTATTTCGTCTGGTGGCCCCCACCATGCTCAGCCGCCAGGCCGAAATGATGGGTCTGGCTCTCCGGCACCGCATGGCGCAGTTCGCGCGGCGCTCCGACCAAGCCCAGATGCGGCTCGCCAAAGCCGACAAATTCTTCGACGCCAGAACTCCGGAGCAGAACTACGACTTCATCGGTCGCATGGAGCGGGGCCAGAAGCAGGAGAATCCGGACCTGGACGTGGTGGCCGGGGCGCTGCGCAAGATGATGGACCAGCGGCGGCGCGAAGTGCAGGGACTCGGAGAGGGCGACCTGCAACAGTTCTACAAGAACTACTTCCCGCACATCTTCGAGCGGCCCGCGGACGCCGGGAAGTTCGTCAACACGTTCTTCGGCGGCAACCGGCGCTTCGAGGGGTCCAAATCGTTCCTCCAACATCGCGACTTCCCGACGTTCCAGGAAGCGCTGGAAGCGGGATTGAAGCCTGTCAGCGATAACCCGGTACGCCTGATCCTGATGAAGGCTCGCGAGATGGATCGCTTCCTGTTGGCGCATCACGTTCTGCAAGACATGGCGGAACGCGAGCGGATTGCGCCGCATGTGTTGCGCGTGGAGGGCAGGCCGAGTTGGAGCATTACGCCGCAGGTGCGGCAGGCGGTGGCGGCGCTGGCGGAGGCGAAGGCGCACGGGATCAGGAATCTGGACGATCTGGGACGTCAGACGCGGATCGGCGGCGGGGAGGCGATGAAGCCGCACTCGCCGGAGGCGCTGGCGATCGCGAAGAAGTTGCAGGAAGGTCCGAATGTGGCGGCGGCGTTCCGGCAGTATGCGAACGACGAGGCGCTGAGCCGGGATGGATCGCAGTCCAGCCTCTTCACACCGCCGAGCAGGCAGGAGGCGTTCGGCTCGGCGTTTGGCGCAAAACGCGCTGTAGGGATGGAGAACGCGCGTCAGCGGCGCATTGACCCCCCGCGGCTCGAAGGCAACCGCGATGAACCCTATTGGCCTGACGCTCCCGACCTTCATCATGCGTCCAAGGCGCGCTTCGAGGCGATTACACTGCCAGTTGAAGATGCTGGAAGAGCGGTCGCGCATACGACAAATCTGAGTGGGATGGAATACCTGGGGCGAATGACCGGCGCCTACGACCCCGATGAGGCGGCTCTATCGGTGGATGCACTGCATATTTCCCCGGACCAGATGGACGCCCTCGCCAATAACATTGCCGTGGACGCCGCGGAGTTCTCGAAGCCGCCGGCGGCTCTGAGACAACTCGCCGGTATCGTAAGAGAGGCCCGCGACGGCGGAAAATCGCTGATCTTTGTGAAGGATCATGCCGCGATTCCCGACCAGCAGCGGGCAGACGCGCTGACCGAGGAACTGGATCACGCCGCGCAGCGTTCTCTAACCGGCGGCAACCTGACGAATCATTTAGGAACGCGTGCCGATACATTCAAGACGGGGGCGCTTGCCTTAACCGCGTTGAGAAATCTCTCCGAGAATTACGGACACACATTTCGTTCGGCAGGGCATGCGGCAGCCGAGGTGGGAGTGCGCCTCATGCGCGCTTCAGGTAGAGAGCAATTGGGACTAACCCTCGCGGAAGCTCGCTCCTTGGGCGCCCGATACGTGAGATCGTTAAGAGAGGAGTATGGTCATGTTGCGTCGAGAGAAGTGGCCCGTAGAGTCTTCGAAGCCCTCCGGCGGGAACGCCCAGGAAAACCTGGTGAATTGCCTGGACGCTCTGGACCGGAAGGGGGAGGTGGGCCTCCAGCAGGAGTTGAGGAGAATTCACCCGGCCGCCCCACACCAAGTGGAGACGCCGATGGGGACATTCAGCAATCACTCCGGCGGCCACCTGGAGGTGAACCAGGACACGAGACGGGTCAGGTTCATTCCGCATCCTCGCGCACCAGGCAAGTAACGGGCGAGACTTCCCGCAATCCCGAGCGCGGATCCATCGACCCCGATCTCCTCACCCTCGGAATCCGCAGGTTCGCCCAAGACGACGTAATCCCCACCATCCAGCGGGTAGCTGGCGACGTCTCCGAAGCCAGGGACGCCGTGTTTCGCCTGGTCGCGCCCACCATGCTCAGCCGCCAGGCCGAGATGATGGGGCTGGCACTCCGGCACCGCATGGCGCAGTTCGCGCGGCGCTCCGACCAGGCCCAGATGCGGCTCGCCAAAGCCGACCGCTTCTTCGACGCCCGAACTCCCGAGCAGAACTACGACTTCATCGACCGCATGGAGCGGGGCCAGAAGCAGGAGAATCCGGACCTGGACGTGGTGGCCGGGGCGCTGCGCAACATGATGGACCAGCGGCGGCGCGAAGTGCAGGGACTCGGAGAGGGCGACCTGCAACAGTTCTACAAGAACTACTTCCCGCACATCTTCGAACGGCCCGCGGACGCCGGGAAGTTCGTCAACACGTTCTTCGACGGCAACCGGCGCTTCGAGGGGTCCAAATCGTTCCTCCAACATCGCGACTTCCCGACGTTCCAGGAAGCTCTGGAAGCGGGACTGAAGCCTGTCAGCGATAACCCGGTGCGGCTGATCCTGATGAAGGCTCGCGAGATGGATCGCTTCCTGTTGGCGCATCACGTTCTGCAAGACATGGCGGAACGCGGCGTGGCGCGGCGGGCGGTGACGGCGGAAGAGAAAGCGGAGCTGCCGGCGGACTTCAAGCGCATCGTGGACCCCATCGGCTCGGCGGGCTGGCACGCGCAAGCCGGCGCGGCGGACGTCATG